CAGTGTCAGTGTCAGTGTCAGTGTCAACCTCAAGGTGAAGACGAAAAGACCTTAGGCATCTGGACCTGGCTCTCACACCCAAAGAGGACACGCAATTGTCTCTGGGTCTTCAAGGCGGAAAGGAAACGCCTCGGGAAATCAGTCCTTAGCATCTTTACCTTGACTCAGGATGAATGACATTTAGGTTCTATTATATATTTTAGAGTCTCTAGGAAAAGTAAAAAAATATAATAAGTTTGCAACTTGATACAAAAATCACCCCTATTGGCAGATCGCATATTGAGTGGTATAAGGCGCTCATGACATATTTCTTCCTCACTGCCTTCATCCTCCTCATCGGCCCAATGCTTGGCATCTGGCCATTCAAGTTTCGCCAAGGAGCCTCGGGTACGAACAACCCATTCTGGTTCTGGCTGGCAGACGAGGACTGGTTCCGAGAAAGAAACCAAGACAGGCAGGCTACCGCAGCCCATGAGATTTTCGAAAGCTGGATCACTTGGGTGCCCGGCTTTATCCCTGCATTGATCATTGCCCTGTTCGTGCATCCGGCACTGGGGCTACTTGCTTGGGGACTGAGTGCAGTCTTCGTTCGCAAGGTGGACTCTGATGACTTCGACCTCTTCGGTCACGCAGCAGAATGCTATTGGGTAGGAGACAGACGGTACACCATCATGGAAGCTGCCCGTCGCCGAGTAACCGTGGAAGAACTGGAATCGAGATACTGGCTCAGTCGCCTAGTCAAGCTCCTGTCCTTGAGGATCAAGCGGATTCCAAGCACACCAGTCAAGTACCCTCTTGACAACGAAACCATCAACGTCTAATTGACCCCCATGAGAAACAACCTGTCACCTTTATCGTCCTATCGACTCAGTCTCCTAGACTGACCGAGGGCATGTGTCTGCCCTCGAAGGAGGGTGCAAACGGGTCTTGAAATCCCTAGGGGTTCGATTCCTCTACCCTCCTCCAACATTGACACGGAAGCAGAACCAGACACCTGTCTGGGACGGATTGCTAATCCGTACGTGCCTGAGATATGGCATCTGGATAGGGACCAGCTGCTTCCTCCAAAATCCGTGGGTAAAGCTGGGGGTTCCAGCAGATCGTCTGTAAAACGTGACCGGAAACGGGAGTGGTTCGAGTCCACACCCACGGACCAATCCAAAACCATGTGGGAGCGTGGGCTAAGTGGAAAATGGAATACCCCGCCGCCTTAGAAGCGGTGACCTTTGCGAGTTCGAGTCTCGCCGCTCCTACCATTTTCGCGTCTGTGGGCTAAGTCGGAACTGGAATACGGCACTGTTTCAAACACAGATACCTTTGGAGGTTCGAGTCCTCCCAGACGCACCAATTTTTCCCGAACGGGAACAAAAGAGCCAGATTCAGGCCCAAACCCCTAAAATTACCCCGAACGGGAACATTGACTCATGCATGAGTCAAAAAAGGCCCTAATGACCAATACACGCGTCATTAGGGCCTAAATTGTTGAAAAATCAGAAAAAATAGTGATTTCCGACCCGATATCGGTAATTTTTGGGCCGAAATGACCGAAAACTCAACGAATTTCCGACCACTACTTCGCATTCGCCGCTCAAAACCTCCCGAGCGACCCCCTCACAGCGTCTCCAATTGCCGTGATAACGCATATTCGAAAACTGTTTCGGTTGCCAGATCACCCCTCGGATCGTGTTCGGGTATCTGGGATCGGCCACGCGGTTCATAACAACCTGCCCTACAGCGATCTGGCCTTGCCTAGACTCTCCTCGGGCCTCGTGGTATATTACATTTGCTAATTCTTTTACGTCACTGTCAGTCAAACCTGACTCCTGTTACTGTTGAAGGATCGAGCCAGATACAGAGCCAAGTACGTTAACCCAAGGGAAATGCGATGAGTCGAGCCTTTCATCCGATAACCGAAAAGGTGGTACACGCATTAGCGTCACCTTTTGCGATGTGGGCAGCAATCGCCTCACGGCTTATTGGATTTATACCGATCCGAAGACTTGGTACGATGCCGTATTGGCTGGTGGAGCAATGGTACTGGCACAAGCAATTTTTAGAGCAGAAGAACCCCGAGAGGAACGATTACATGAAAAGCTTGATGCAACTATGGGCGGTTTGCTTAGAATTATTGACTCGAAGTCAGAAGAGTAGTATATCGGCCCCCATGAAGATTCAGAACCACATGCTTAGCGACCCAAAGGTCGACACTTCCATCCAGTCTCCGAACGTGAGCAGTGGAACAATCAAGCCCGAGATTATCGTGCTTCACTACACCGCCTCAGGAGGGGAAGATGGAGAGGGAGACGCCTCTTACCTGAGCCGTGCCTCAAGCCGAGCATCCGCTCATGTCGTGACTGGACGTAACGGATCGATCCACCAGATCGTGCCTTTCAACCGTCGGGCGTGGCATGCAGGTTCTTCGAACTACAATGGACGCAAGAATGTAAACGCGTTCTCCATCGGAATTGAAATCGACAATTGGGGCTGGCTGAAAAACGGCAAGACCCACGCTGGAACTACAGTACCTTCCGATCACATTTTCCACGGCGACCGCAATGGTCTGTCACATTGGGAAACCTACAAGGTCCCTCAGCTTGAGGCTACCGAGGAAGTGATCGCAGCCATTTGCGCCGAGTACGACATCAAGGATATCGTCGGGCACGAAGATGTAGCACCCGGTCGTAAGCAGGACCCCGGCCCTGCCCTCGACGAGTTCATGGCAAAGATGAAGGAGAAGTATGTCAACGAAGTCGCAGTTTCGTCCCCCACTCCCACGCCCACCAAAAAGGCTCCCGCAGAAGGAACAGCGAAAGTCACCACGAATGGACTACGACTTCGTGAGCGAGCCAGCTACACCTCGAAGATTCTGACCCACCTCTACGTCGGATACAACGTGCAGGTACTGGATCACAACATCTATCCGGGCTGGGACAAGGTCAAGTACAAAAATAAAGTGGGCTTTGTAGCCAATCAGTATCTTGACAACTGACCCCATCATCTGACATAGGGGGTTCCTCCATAGATGGAAAGGAACCCCTATGAACCATAATCTACTACGCGACGAAACCCACCAAGCTAATGTTACGGCAGGCTGGTGGACAGACCTCAAGACCAACACTTCGATTCTTGAGACCCGTAACCGCCCCGAAATGCTATGCCTGATTACAAGCGAGCTAGTCGAGGCATACACAGACGGATTTGACCCCGATGGCCATCTTCCTGACTACCCTGCATTCCATGTCGAAATTGCTGACGCAGCCATCCGAATTCTGGATTTGGCTGGCGCAGACCAAATTGATCTAGACGTAGGCGAGTCTCAGGCTGTTGTCGGCAATCCGCTGAACGACCTCATGACGGTCGTAGTCCTGATTTCCGGTCACGCCCTTGAGGGATACCGCAAGAGCAACACCGAGAAATACCACGAGGCAGTTCAGGACGCCTACGCCACCCTTTTCCGCATTGCCGAGGTCTACGACTTTGACCTCATGGAAGTTATCAATGCGAAGAAGGATTACAACGCAAAGAGAGCCGATCACAAAGTCGAAAACCGGCTCAAAGCTGACGGGAAGAAATGCTGATGTTTAGCGACGATAAGAACCTCGATGGCTTCAAGATGCACAACATCTATCAAGAAGTAAATCGGAGGTACCATTATCCAGACGGTGTGGTCTACACTATCTACGGCCCCGAGACACTCTACGTGAAAGAGTCAGACCCAGATTCACACCGAGTGATCGATTCTGCAGGAGTAGCCCACATTCCCTCAAAAGGCTGGCTGGCTATTTCATTCGACAAATCAGGATTGGAGTTTTGATATGAACCGAATGGACATTTACAACGAAATCAACGCCGAGCGTGACTACCAGAACGAAAAGTGGGGCACCGAGACGGATGATACCAAGAACACCCCTTGGATGTGGGCCGCTTACATCGGGCAGTACGCTACCCGATGGATGAAGGGCACGTTCCTACCACTCGAAACCACCGTGACAGATGAGTTTCGCAAGTGTATGGTGAAGGTTGCCAGTATCGCTGTAGCTGCTATCGAGTCTATCGACCGACAGCGAGCGAAGGATGAATCAACCTTCTATGAGGAGTAAGTATGGAGATAGTAATTGGGATCGTGATTGTCGGTGCCGCACTTTATTTTGTTCGTAGAGAACTAAAGCGTAAGCCTGATGTCTACGAAGTCCCTCCCAAGAGGGACCGGTGATTACTCCGCTAATCATTTATGGAGAAGCCATCTATTGGCTCCTCCTTTTGTTTTTCTGTATCGTAACTAGTGTTTACGCCGAACGCCGTGAAGGACTGACCACTCCCACTCTTTGGGCTATCGCCACCTGGACCTATGTGTTCGGGTTTACCACTTACTCTCCCGAACCAATCACATTCGGCATGGCGATTGTGGCCTACTTCCTTTTTGCAGCGATCTTCACAACTGCCAAGTGGATCAACTTGGTCTACCGTATCGGGTTCTTTGTCAAGACCATCGGGCCTTACACGGAATCCGAGTATGAGCTACGCCATATGGCTCAGCAAGCATTCAAACCGATGAATGCCGAGGACATGATGACGCTTCCTCCTGATCCATATGAGTTTCGTACTCGTATCATGTGCTGGTTTTTCTACTGGCCCGCATTCACCGTGTTCCGCTGCTTCGCTCACTGCGCCCGTTGGGTGAACAGGAAGTCGTGGAGCTTCTTCCAGCAACTAAGCAAGAGGATTTATGCAGATAGAGATTAACCCTCTCGGGGGAACCGCTAAAGTTACCACCATCGAAGCAATGATTGAAGCTCGACAAGAGATAGATGCTCTGGCCAGCTTCAAGGTAGAAAAGGGTGATGTTCTCTACATAGAAATGGGGGCCGAACCTAAGTCCGACCCCCGTCAGTTGTCCTTCAAGTTTTATCCCGCACTTAAGGCTTTCCGACTTCCCGAAGGATAACTCCAGCTTCCCTGAACATCTTCTGAGAAGTGGTCATGCTGTCGTAGTATCTCTCGTTCTTCTCCAGAGACTTGACCACCACCTCCCTCAAGCCTGACTGTATAATGAGCTTCGCACACTCACAGCAGGGAAACAGAGTGCAGTAGATCGTCATACCCGAGACAGAGCCAGCAGCTGCAACAATAGCATTGGCCTCTGCGTGGACTACCATAGTGTACTTGACCTCACGGTTGGCATAGCGATCAATCTGATCCATGACCCCACGAGGAAAACCATTGTAGCCCATAGAGGCGACAGTCCTATCACCCCTCATGATGACCGCCCCGACTTTCGTCGAGGGGTCCTTGCTCCATTCAGCCACATGCTCCGCAAGCGCCATCATGCGGTTATCCCATTTTACATCAGCCATATCAATCTGCTCCACGCTTGAGGCTCACGCCTTTGACTACCCAATCCCTGTGACCCATGCCATCAGGCTCCATTTCAACTACAAAGTCGAGGTCTTCGAGCATCTGCCCGAACCGCTCGTATGACACAGGTGTACCACGACCAATATCCTTCTGATGGAAGTTGTACTGGTCATAGAGTTCACGCATCATCGTCACTCCACCTTCGTTCATGATGACGTTGGTGTTTGCATCAAGGAAAGCCTTGACCGAGTTATTGATGCGGCGCAACTGCTCCATACGTCTCTTGTGCGAAGCAGGCTTGGTATAATCACCCTGCTTACGCAACCGTTCCAGACCTTCAAGCGCCCAAGCCACGATAGCCTCACGCTCATCGGCAATGATGCTGTCAGCAAGGTTCTTGATACGCTGCTTCTCTGGCACGACGTTATGGAAGTCCAGCATGATCCAGCGACGAGTAAAACCACGACTGGTATCACGACTGATCGGCATGAAGTTAGAGCCGAACCAGTGAGCAGACTTGGGACGATAGCGAAACTTGTCACGACCCTTGTATTCAGTCTCCTGCGGAGAACCTTCAACCACGGCCTTGAACGAGTTACCGGCGATCACCCCGTTCTCGGGAAGCTCGGGGCAGATGTTTACCACCTTGCCGATCAAGCTGACCTGAGAGAACTGCTTGCCCCAGACTTCGGGTGATAGCGAAGCTACCCCCTCGGGTGGAACCAGAGCCTCCAGGATGTCCAGCATCACGGTCTTACCCGTGCCTGCCTTGCCTACGAGGAGGAATGCTCTCTGATACTCCGTAGCGATTCCGAACAGGGTTGCGGCAAATGCCTCTTGGAGACATTTGACCCTGTCTTGGAAATCATCTTCGTTGCCCCAACAGTCGCCGAGGAACTCGAAGAATCGATTAGCCCGCGATGCAAGCTCGGGTTTGTATTCAAACGGAAGGGTGAATGTAGCTCCGTATTTCGCCGAGTGATCCAAGACCACAAGGTCTTCCCCAACCCAACCATTAGCAAAATTGATACCAGTCTCGTAGGCTTCACCGAGTGGCTTACGACACATACGTTCGAGGACCTTCGTGATACTGGCGTAATCGTTATGTCGTTGAACAAGTTTCGACCCTTTAACATTGTTAGCAATCTCCATGTAAATATCTTCGTGAGGCATGTGCTTGAAACACGAGCCATTCCACTGCCAAAAACGATCCTTGTCGAAACGTAGCTCGCCAATTCGTTCAATCTGTTCAAGCACGGCACGAGCAATGGTTTCATGGTCTTCCCAATCCTCACCACCCTCGGCCTCACGCTTGGCTGTCTTGTAGCCCTGCAGAAGATCAGCTTTACCAAACTTAAGGTTATCATTGCCAGCCGACTTCTGGATGAAGCCGATCAGTGCACGAAAATCCATTTCAGAAAATTTATCATCCTTCGCAACAAGCGAGAGAAGCTCCTGAACACGAGCCATAGCCCAATCGTCGTCATTCGGTCGTTCGGCGATCTTACCGCTGAGCCATTCACGAGCCTTCGTAACGGTCCAACGTGAGACCTGATTTTTCTCACGGATAAGTTTGATCGTGTCATTCTCTTCCCACTTCTCATCAAGGTCAGCATCCCAACCTTCTGGAAGAGACTTGCCCTTTTCAAGGTCCTTGACCAAGAACTCAAGCAGCTTGGCTACGCCTTTCCCGGGGTCCATGTCATCGCCAGACACTGAGGCAGTGTACGTGCGAACCCAGTGGGTCATCTGCTCAATAGCATCGGCAAGACTGAACTGAGCAGACTTGTCCATGCCAAGAACGACACGAGCAAGATAGCCAGCATGACGGATCATCTGGACATCACGTTCACCTTCCGGCACGACATCCACAGGACCAGAGCGAGTACCCTTGTTTACCTTGAAGCCCTTGTCCCCGAGAAGCTCACGGAGCTTCTGATCGATGTCGTTAGGCAGCGGTTGGATTTGATCCATGACATCATAGAGGTTGTTGTCGGCAGTGTAAGGCTTCTTCGTATCAGGGTGGATCGAAGGTGGTACAACCATCTGGTTGCCCATGCCGAGGAATTCGAGAATCATCCCGCCTTCCTCGCCACGCAGCTTGAAGTTACGTTGTCCAGACCACTTGTAGATCAAGCCCATACCCTTGGCACCAATACGAGTCCACGGCGTAGGAGGCAGCACCTCCAGAATGGCAGCGATCAGGTCCTCGTCTTCGGTATCGATATCGATAGCACAAAGACCAGAGGCAGCACCAAAAGGAAGTCCGATGTTGTGGTTAGGGTATGCCTTGACCCACATGGCCTTCTCAAGCTGGCTTGGCTGCTGAGTGCCGTAGCGAGTCCAGTCAGGAAGAATGGGAGCCTTACCGGCACCCTTCTCTGGAGAGTCAAATGGTTTTAGCGGAATGACAGGCAGTCCTACTGCCCAATACTGGGGTGCGTGTGTTCCAAAAACTGTCACAATTATTCCTCTTCTTTATACTCGGCGAGTTTCTCAATAATACGAAGCCGCGACTCTTGCGGAAGTTCAGCTTCGAGAATCTCCATGACTAAGGCCATGAACTTGTTTACTCTGTTGATATTACCAATCCGTTCCTTCATGGACAGGATTTTCTCAATCAATGCGGCTCTCGTCTTTACAACCTGAATACGCTCGTGAGGCTCCAACCCTTTGGCGTCGGTCTTGAGAGATTGGATTTCCTTTCGAAGGTCGTCGAACTCTCCTTCGAGTTCAGACATGGGAATGACTGGTCCTTTCTTCGGGCGACCAACCTTGCCTTTCTCCTCACCACCCTCTATAGTAGCAGCTACGACGGGATCGGGGAAGAAGCTCTTTAGCAACTCTCTAGTTTGCTTGTCGTAAGGGGCGATTCGCCCGTCGAGATATTTCGGATCGTTCTCTGCCTGCTCAACTACATTCTTGATCTTCTGTAGCTCAGTCAGGCTGATGGCTGGGTATTTTTCCATACCGGTTCTAATTCCTTGCGTGATTGACTGATAGGCGATATACACAGCCGAAATCCAGCCGTCAACCCGCGCATGAAAAATAGGTCAAGTTGCAAACTTAGTTAAATGAAGCTGTTTTCCGAACTACATAAACAAGCCAGTACGAAGTTCCTCGCCGCAGGCGACGAAGTCCCATTGGGCGACTGGCTTAAAGAGCATACCACGCTCAATCGCAAGCCTTTCAACTTCGACCGCTATCCATTCCAAGAGCAGATTGCGAACGACATGCATCCGAACATGTCGGTCATCAAGTGTTCTCAGATTGGTCTGACCGAAGTTCAGGTTCGCAAGTTCCTTGCCTTCCTTCGCCGCATGAACGGTGTATCAGGCATCTTCACGCTGCCCACGGAAGACATGTACAAGCGTGTCTATACGACTCGTATCTCTCCCATCCTAAAGAACGATCATGTCTTCAACCCACCAATGGTAGAGAAGCCAGTACGTCGTCAGGACCTCATCCAGATCGGAGACAGTTGGGGCTACATCACAGGCTGTAATGAAGGTCCCGCTACCTCTATTCCCGCTGACATCCTGTTCCACGACGAACTCGATCTTTCCGACGAGGCCATGATCGGTCTGTTCCAGTCTCGTCTGCAGAACTCTGACTACAAGATCACTCAAGCTTTCTCTACCCCGACCTACATGGGATATGGCGTAGACAAGAACTTTGCCTTGACCGATCAGCACATGTACTTGGTACGCTGCGAGTCATGCAACCATCACCAAGTCCCCCTGTTCGAACACGATTGGGTTCATATTCCTGACCTCAGCTTCGAGGTAGACAAGTTGGTGGACATGACCCCTGAGCAGATCACGGGGCTTAATCTCAAGAAGGCTTACGTTAAGTGTAGCAAGTGTAGCTCCCGACTGGACCTCCATAATCCTGACCTGAGAGAGTGGGTTGCCAAGCATCCGAGCAGAGACAATTTCAGAGGCTACAAGGTTAATCCGTTCTCGACGGATCGTATTTCTCTGGAGTATATCTTCAAGCAGCTTGCCAAGTACAAGTTGAACGAAAACGAGAAGGGCTTCCACAACACTGTGTTGGGCGAGCCTTACAGCCCCGCTTCCGCACAGATTCCAGAAGACGCAATCAAGTCCTGCCTCGCCTCCAATGGGCGTCAGGTAGAGACCAGTGCTGCTGCTTTCGTCGGAGTCGATATGGGCGCTATATGCCACATCACGGTGGTGGGAGAGCCAGATGAAGGGAAAGACCCTTGGTTCCTGTTCAGGACTTGCCACTCCTCTCAGCTTCATACTGCTCTGGCAGAAATCACCAAGCAGTACAACGTCGTGCAAATGTGTGCTGACCGATATCCCTATACTCCCGAGGTAGACTCGCTGCGTGAGAACACCAGCGGTGTGATGATGCCTGTCGCATATGAAGGCAAGGCTATCCTCGCACCCAAGAAGGACGAGGCGGGTAATCTCATCTATTACGCAGCCAATCGTACCTTCGCACTCGACATGGTGCGAACTTCGATAGTTAATAATGCTGCGGTTATTGGTGGTTACACTTCCCATAAAGACACTTTAATGGCACACTTGAGGGATATGGTGCGTGAAGAAACGCCCGAAAAGGAGCCGAAATGGGTCAAGTTGAACGGAAACGATCACTTTTTCCATAGTATGGCTTTTGCCTTATTGGCGCGTCGAGTTGCGGAGCATATCTTTTTGCATAATTTGAATGATACTGCTATGACACTATCAATTCTTGGGCTGGATATGGGTAAACAGAACGATCCAAGAGACCGGTTTAGAAATAAGGACGTAGAAAAGTATGGCTTTGGCAGATAGCTTCCAGTTTATTCTTCCGAAGAAGAAGAACAAAGCAGGAGGTGCAGCAGCAACTCCAGGATTTAATCCTAACGAAACAGCTATCTCGGTTCCGGGTTACGATGAACACCGTACTAGTCTCTTTGACTCTAGGCTCGCTGACGACAGTCGTACACTTCTTGATAGACTTACCCGTCACGACCCCGACGTATCCTCAGCCATCTTCGTCTACGGTACTATCTCAAGCTCAGCAGACTTGGTAGTAACTGCGTTCGATCTGAATGGTCAGCTAAGTAGAGACGGAATCGCCTTGGCGAACAATATTCTAACCCGCCTTTTCACCGGCAACGACTATACTCTCGGTTACAATGCCAAGTCAGCCAAGAAGAAGTTCTTTGACGATCTTCGTTACAGCACTATGCTTCGCGGCGCTATTGGCTGCGAGCTAGTTTACGATAAGGCTATGGAGCCTTACGAGCTTCGTAACGTGGACATGGCCAGCATTGAATGGGAAGAAACCAAGCCGGGGCAATACGTCCCCTTGCAAAAGGTGACGGGTTCACAGGACCTGATCAACTTGAACATTCCTACGTTCTTCTCGACCAGCTTCCATCAGAATCCTTCGAGCGTCTACAGCTATTCAATGTTTGTGTCGAGTATCAACACGATTGCGGCTCGTACTCAGGTGATTGAAGAACTCTACAACATCATGCGTATGACGGGTTATCCTCGCATCGACGTCACGGTGCTTGAGAGCGTCCTCATGGCTAATGCCCCTGTCGGTCTACGCAACGATGCCAAGAAGCGTCAGGAATTTGTCAACACTCAGATCGCTGCTGTTCGTTCTACCTTCGCCAACATTCGCCCTGACCAAGCCTTCGTTCACACGGACGCAGTCACCGCTGGTATGGTGAACGACAAGAATCCGGGTGCCAGCCTGCAGATTAGCGAAGTCATTGAAACGTTGGACGCTCAGAACCAAGCTGCTCTCAAGACTATGCCTTCGGTTGTAGGCAAGGGCGGAACCGGAGATACAGCATCCACCGAGAGCCGACTGTTTGCCATGAACTGCGACAGCCTCAATGAGACGGTCGCTTCCCTGATGAGTGAAGCTCTCACGCTGGCAGTTCGTATCGCCGGATTCCAAGGTCATGTCGAGTGCTACTTCACTCCAATTGAACTGCGTCCAATCTTAGAGCTTGAGCCGCACTACACGATGAAGGCTTCGAGACTTAAGCAAGACCTCTCACTCGGTCTTATCACCGACGAACAGTATTACCTCGACATGTATGGTCGTTTGCCACCTGAGGGAGCGCCAGTTCTTTCAGGCACTGGCTTCCTTGATCAGTCCACCGTCGAAGTAAACGCCGAAGACATCAGCCCGAACGATGATCCTAATGGTAGAGGTCAAGTAAGTGAGGGCGGTCAAAACGCTAAGTCAAACCGAACACGCCAAGGAGAGGTTCAGAATGGTTAAGTTGCAAACTGGCACAGAAGATACTACGGAGTAATTGAAATGAAAGAATTGACAAAGACTCCATTTATCAACGCGCTTCTACAAGCCACCGTTGGTGTAGGCGTTGATACGTCTAGTCTTCGCGTGTACGAAGTAAGGGCAACCAGCACGGTAGCTCTTCGTGGCAAGCAGGGAACTGTTTTCCATAAGGCTAAGATCAGCCCGAATACCATTGCTCAGCTTGCTCGCCGAGTAAACGAAGAACCCATCCCCTTGATGATGGACCACGATATGCGTGGAACGCCTTACGGCAAGTTCTTCTACGGTGAAGCCATTCCCATGGAGAACGGCGAGACCGAGTTGCGCGGTTATCTCT